CTAATCAATTGCTAATTTCGCCAACTTATGATTCTAGTCAACAAGCAAATAGCATCATAACTAGCCTAATGGAAACAACTAATTCTGAATATGTATTTAGTCAAGGTAAAGCCAAATTTATTCCATATTATGATGGATTAACGCCAATTTACGATTTGATGGATGATAATATTGTCGATCAAGGGGATGACACTCTTGTAATAACGCGTACTGACCAAGACGATGCATGGAATGTTGTTCCTCTCGAATATATGGACAGGTCGAATCAGTACAACACAAGCATGGTTTACGCAACAGATCAGGGTGACATTGATATAAATGGGTTGCGGCAAGCAGACACATTAAGCCATCACGAAATAATGTCCGCATCGCTTGCTCAAACGGTTGCACAAACAGTTTTACAGCGAAAACTTTACCGCAGAAATATTTATACGTTTACAGTTACTCCTGAATTTGTATTATTGGAGCCAATGGACCCCGTAACACTAACATTAGCCCTTACTGGTTTAGGTATTACATCAATCAGAGTTACATCAATAAAAGAAAACAGTAAAGATTATTCACTTGAACTAACTTGCGAAAGCAATCCTAGTGGCGTTTCTTCAGCACCAACTTACGAAACACAGGATATGAATAGGGGCAGTATTAACCTTGAAGAATCACCAGAAAATATTAATTATCCAGTTATATTTGAAGCACCTGACATACTAGTGTCTTCGGGTCTAGGCTTCGAAGTATGGATGTATGGATCGGGCGGTGATAAGTGGGGCGGTGCCAACGTATGGATTTCTGAAGATATGACTACTTACAAGAAAATAGGTTCAATAGTCGGCAATGCTCGACAAGGAATATTAGCTACACCATTACAGTTAGGCGTTGATCCTGACACAGCTAATACTCCAATTGTTAATTTATCAATGTCGGATGGAGCACTTGTTAGCGGCACACAAAACGATGCTGACAATTTTAATACTCTTTGTTATGTCGATGGCGAATTTATCTCTTATGAAACTGCAACATTGACTGCATTAAACACATACCAGCTATCATATTTAAGACGTGGCGTTTACAGTAGTACGATTGCAAGTCATCCTATTAATTCTCAATTTGTCCGCATGGATGATGCTGTTTTTAAATATCCATTCACAAAAGATGATATTGGAAAAACTATTTATATTAAATATACGTCAATTAATATTTATGGTGCTGGCGAACAAAACCTTTCGGACGTTTCAGTTTACCAATATACAATTAAAGGAACTTCACTCACAACGCCACTTCCAAATGTAACAGCATTAACCACGTACTATGAAAATGGAAACATGTATATTTCATGGACAGCCATAAACGATTTTAGATCGCCAATTGCTTATGAAATTCGCAAAGGTGACGCATGGAGTTCAGCCGAAATACTCGGTCAAACATACAATACAAAATTTCAAGTACAAGGCAATGGAAATTATTTCATATCAGCAGTATATCAAACAGTTTATTCAACAATTCCAGCAGAAATAAGCATAACAGGGGCAAGATATACAGCAAACGTAATAGTAACAACCGACGAAAGGGATACTGGATGGTTAGGCAATAAAACAACTGGTCTTAGCATCCGTGAAAGTGATAATGCTTTATGGCTAACAGGGCAAGGGAGTTTTGATGATATTACCGATGTAGATTCTGTTGCAAATGTAGATTTTTATGGAGGTTCAACAAGTACAGGAACATACACAATACCCGAATCACATATAGTCGATATTGGCGTAAGTTCTCTTTGTAACGTCAGCGTGAACTATACGGCATATGGTGATAGTATTAACGGATCTTTTGACTTAGTTGACGACGTTGATTCTTTAGCTAATTGGGACGGAGATTACAGCCCGTATGTCAAATTTGATGTTCAGATTCGAACGGCTGGCGATGACGGTATTTGGAGTAATTGGTTAGATTTTTACGTTGGTCAGTATGCTGCGAGAATGTTCGATTTTAGAATTATTCTAAGCACTACCGATACAAATATAACAGCGGTTGTCACAGATTTTTCATTCTCAATTGACGTTCCAGATGTTATTGAATCTAAAAACATCTCGATACCTGCTGCCGGGACAACAATTGTCTATGACTCAAATTTCCACACAATTCCATTTCCACAAGTAACAATTACGGATGGCATAAGTGGAGATACTGTCTTACTGCCAACCATAAGTATGACAAAAACAGGATTCTTTGTGCAAATAGTAAACACGTCAGGGATAGGCGTTGATAGGCGTGGTAGTTATCTAGTACAATCATATTAGGAGGTAATAAAGTATGACACAATATAATCTTACAACAGCCAATGGGTCGGGATTATCCGTTAGAACATCATTTAATGATGCGGCTGTGGCATTGGCAACCAACGAGGGTGGGGCAACAGATCCTGCTCTTTTTTCACCATCAAGCGCATTCCCTCATATGTTATGGGCTGATGAAGGAAGCAACTTGCTTAAGCAACGAACCGCCGACAACACGGCATGGGTAACGATCGGGGCTATAAAGGCAGACGGAACATATTTTATGTATCAATCGGTTGCCACTCTTGCCGCAACCACAACATTAAATATCGGTGCAGCCAATACAAACGAAATAATTGTCACAGGGTCAACGGCTATTACTGCGTTTGATACAGCCCCCATAGGTGCAAGACGAATTATATTATTTCAAGGAACACCGACAATTATGTATTCAACAAGTGCAATCGTTCTTCCAAACGCAACAAGCTTAACTGTTTCGGCTGGAGATTCTATGGAATTTGTTTCGGAAGGATCAGGCATTTGGACTTGTGTAAATTATAATTTACAAGCAGTAAATAACCCTGTAACGTTAGAAGAATCAACAGGATACGGAGTAATTAGCGGATTATCAACAACTGTTAGCGGTATGACTGCTACCGTTGCGGCTGGTATAATTCATATGGCGAATGGTAATAGATATACGCCTACGCAAAGTACGTTAACAATTCCCACAGCAGATGCGACTAATGCAAGGGTAGATTTGATTTATATTTCATCGGTTGGGGTTGTGACTTATTTAGCAGGGACACCTTCGGTTAATCCGGTTGTTCCGACGCTTCCAACAAATGGTCAGGGAATTGCCAATATTACGGTTGCTGCGGGGGCTACAACAGGGGTTGTTACAGATATTAGAATAATAAAATATAATTTATTAGATCATTCTAAAAATATCGTTGACCCGCAATTAACAAGCTTAAAATCTACATTTACAAAACTAGATGGATTTGTTGGAATCAATGGTGGATCAAGTGGCGTAGGAAACTGGATTACATCAATGGGTATTAGAAACGTTAGGTTATCACCATTTTGGGCAAGTGTAGAGTCTGTACTTGGTGTTTATAATTTTACTGGATTTGATGCCATAGTAGCAAACGCAAAGTCTCTTGGAGAAAAACTGTATATAGGTCTTGATGGAAATAATACACTATACGGAGCATCATCGAACACTACAGCCATTATCACAACTACAGCTATTGCGGCACATTTAGCTTACGTAACTGCTGTAGCTACAAGATATGCAGGTAATGGATATATGTATAGCTTTTGGAATGAGCCCGATGTTGTTGATTCGGAACACTATGGGGCTAACCCTATAATTTATGTAAATATGGTTAAGGATATGTACAATGCAATTAAAGCCGCTGACCCAACGGCTATTGTGTGTATGCCTGATGCTTACGGTCCTTCGTATTGGTTTGCGAAAGTTTGTGAGTTGGGTTTACTTGATTATACAGATGCCATTTCCATACATTTGTATGAAGGACCACCCGAAAACGTAATTGATGCAATACATCAAGTTAGGACAATTATTCGTAGGTACACAACAGCTGATATTCCAATATATATAACGGAATTTGGATTTTCTTCTGCTCCAGGGTTAGCATACACAGGGACAAACGTTAGTGAATCAACTAGGGCAAAATATATTATTAGATATATATTATGTGCGTTAGCCTCTAGATCAACAAAAGTATTTATATATACAACTCAAACTGCAAGAGTAAATACTACGTCAAATGAAGATTGGTTTGGAATATTAGATACAACTGCTAATGGTGGTGGCGCATTAGCTATAGCTACATCTTTATCAACGTTTATGAATGCACAACTTAATAGTGTGTTTATCGGAAGACAACCAAATACGAACAAAGACGACTATATTATGAAGTTAATGGATAAAGACACGAACATGATAACATATGCGGTTTGGACAACAGGTACAAGTCATGCCGTTATTTTAAATGGCGCGTCTGTAACACTTACGGATACCGTTCAAATCATTGCAACTACTAATCTACTAGATGTTTCGGACGCTTATTATAGAACTTATGATAGTTACAGTGAATCCGTGAAGCGATTAGCATATCAAGCTGAGATATTTAACGATTTAGATAATAATCAGGCGACTGG